CCATCCCGCCGATTAAAGCCGCCGCTAGAGTAAGCCCTATACTCGCCAGTGAGCCGGTAAAGGACCCCAACATATACATAAAAGTTTTAAGGAAGTTGTCAGAAGCCCCTACAACCGCAGGATCTGACCATATCTCTATCCATGCATCGCGGATTTGCTGAAGCCCATTTTTGATGATATCTAAGCGGTATTCAAAATCCCCCAAACCATCCCAGAATCCTTCCGCAAAAGCATCTTTTAACTCTTTTACATAGTCAAGAATAGGTTTCAGCTTCTCCAAGATCCCATCAAGCCAAGACTTCACTCCTGCATCAACAGGGACTTCCTCGAACATGTCTTTCGGCTGTGTTCCACCTCCACCGCCGCCGGAATCATCCTGCTTTTGCAGCACATCCAGGTCGTCAAATTTTGCCAGAGCTCCGGCTGCCTTTTTTGCCGCAGCTGCTGTTCCATTCAGGGAATCGTTATAGGAATCCTGTATCTTTTTCGCTCGGATGAAAGTGCTTTTCCCGCCAAGGATGGCAATAAACTGCGCCACATATGTTATCGCCCGCGTTATCCCGTTTATAAGTGTATTGAGATACGGAATTACTATCTGGACAATCGGCGCAAAGGCAGCAGCAAACGCATTACCAAGTGTAGCCAGCGAATTTTTTAGCGCCTGAAATGAATTTGCCAACGGAGCGGAGTATTTCGTAAGGTTTGAAAACCCCTTTTGCATTCCGGCTACCATCGCATTAAATGCTTTTGTAATCCAGTTAAATATCAACAGCGATAATGCGATACCTTTCAATCTTGATGCAAAAGTGCCGAACAGCCCCGCGCTTTTTTTCGCGCCGGACGAGGCTGTTTTAAATGCTTTATCGGCAGAATTCTTCATCCGGTCAAATTCTTTTTTGATGGGCTTCTGCTTCGCGTTAAGTTCTGCCAGCCTGCGCTTTGAAACATCTATGTTCCCAGCAAGCTGTGACGCCTTTACAGACATCTTCTGAAATTCTTCTGTATCTTTTGGGGATACAAACGCGTTACCGGATGCTTTCTCCGCGTTTATTTTTTCCTTGATTTCATCTACTTTTTGAGCCGCTTCATCCAGTTGAGCCTTGTCCACCTTCGGGGTATACGCCTTTCCACTGTTCTCCATCTGCTGAAGCTTTTCTTTCAGATCATCTACACGGTCGGATGCGGCTGCAGCCTGTTCATTTAGTACGTCCCATGCGCCGCCGGTTTGAGGTGCCCCCATGTTTTCCAAGTCTGTCAGACGTGCTACAAGCTTAGACAGCTCTCCTTGCGCCGCAACGAGGTCTTTCTGTAAAGCTTTATACTCAGACGTTGCCGCCCCCTTTTGTGACATACGGGCCTGCAGTTTTGAATACTCGGATTCTGCCTTTTCTAACTCTCTTTGTAATTCTGCAAATTTTTCTGTCGGGATTTTCTTTTGAGAAAATTCTTCCATTTTGCGATTGAGAGAATCTAAAGCCGCGCTGTCTTTTTTTATAGCATTAGACACGCGCATCATCTGGCTGTTTAAATCTTTTGTTTCAATTTTTGTGTTTATCCGTATCGAACCATCATATTTCGGCATGTCAGCCTCCTGCCTTGACCCATGTCATAAAAGCGTCAACATCTTCCTGTTCCTCTTCTGTCAGTTCCTCTTCCCGCTCTATTGCAAATATGCGTTTCTGCTCCATCAATGCCTGTTTTGCGCGCGTGTCCATCTTAGGGTCTATTTTCTGCTGCCGGATGGCTATGACATTCGTGTATGCGCATTCACCGAGCGTGGACAGCAGTCCCATGAACGCCCAGTAGTGCATGTCAGACCGGTTCAGGTCGATTCCGTACTTCTCCAGAAATGCTGAATAGATGCGCCACTGGTCTATGTCAAAATCTGTTACCGGAACTTTGTCCTCATCCTTCGGGCGGTTGTCGGTATACCATCCGCTCAGAAACCACCTAAGACCATCTACGGCAGTTTTTAAATCGGGGAAAGAAGAAGGGCTGCTGTCCCCATCCTCTGGCGGATACAGCAGCCCCAGCGCTACAGCCAACCTCTCATCGTCGGTCAGACCGGGGTCTTGCAAAGCCTGTGAAATCTGGATCCCTGTCTGAAAGGATCCATCTATGCGAAATCCCTCATATTCTGTTGGGAATTTATCAAGAAGCACATTCCACATTTAATTGCTTCGCGCCCCTTTCCTGTTCGGGCTGTATTTGCTTGTGATTTTCTGATTTCGTTCAGCGGCAAAGCCCTGAAGAATCGGGATGATCTGGTCTAAAAAGTCCGCGATAAGCTCCATTCCAGGGGATTCCACGTCAGGGAACACCTTTTTGCAACACCCGCTCTCAAACAGAGAATCCAACTCAGCGCAGGCCTCTTTGCATAAAGCGTCATACGCTCCGAAGCGTTCCGTGAAATCACTGGAAGAATCATTAGCAATCCTATCGGCTTCCTCGTTTTTTGCATTCAGCCATGCCACAAAATCGTCAAAACGCTTAAAAAAACTGTTGTCAGAGATGTTGACCGCAATATAATCGCCGTTGTCGTTGACCTCAATGCGTTTGACGCCACTGTCTACTCGTAAACTTGCTGCTCCCATCTTGTCCTCCTTATTCCGTTAAAGCCCTGTCAGACGCGGGCGTCGCCGTGAATTTTCTTGTGGTTACGTTAAACGTTCCAGCTTCTCCGTCACCTCTGCCACCCAGAGTCAGTGTATCTGTCACGTTTGACCCTGCATCGCCACCTGTGCCACCTACACTCACAACGCAGCGACGGCGGACTGCCGGATATTCAGGTCCAGCGCCGGAAACTCTCACGCGGACATAGGATGTTATGGCATCAGCTCCGACGGGCAGCGTGTCTATCATTTTGTTAAACCAGTCTGTAAGATCCTGATCCTCTTCGTCTACGTTCTGCCTTTCAACTTCGATGGACGGCGTATAGGATTTAAGGTCCGTAGATCCGTTTTCCTGATTGATGTACTGTACCGTCTCCGTCTCGGGGTTCATTTCCTCCGTTAAAGAGGTAATACCCGTTCCCAGAAGCCGGTAGTCTGCCGCTGTCCCCTCAGAGGTCGTGTCCATTTTTACATCGACAAAATGTCTCAACAAATGTCTTTTCATTGCTTTTTTCCTTTCTTAAATTTCAGGCTCGATAACATTTTTATAAAAAACCGTAACCGGTAGAACCCAGTCCTGCACGCCATTCTCCTGCGGCTGTGTCCCATATGCGTTCCCGCGTGTTACCCGCTCAATCCTCCGCCCTGCGGTCAGATCTGGGTATATCGCTTTTTCGTACTCTTTCCCTTCAATCCCGGAGGGTTCGTGGCAAAGCCAGCGACCCAGCGTATCCAGGAATTCCAGAATAGTAATTTTCTGTCGTTCCCTTGCTCCCGTGGTCGAACGGTATACTACAAAGCAGGGATACCGGCATTCCTGATATATCCGCCCGAGTATATCTTCTTTTTCTGTATACACCAGCGCCCCGGAATCATTGGAAAACGCAATGCCATCCTCAGACCCGAGCTCTTCGAATTTAATTACTTCATCCGGATACAGCCCCTGAAACTGGTTAAGCAGCGACTTCATTGCCGCCGTCAAAACATCATAGCCGGTAGCATCATTCCCGATAGGTTCAGCCATTTTCCTCCACCTACTTCCCTAAGATTTCAAAATGCGGAATTATCGCATATGGTCCGCCCACTGACGATATAAGATAAACAAAATCCTTTTCGGTATTCATAAACGCGTAAAACCCTTCATATCGCCTGTCCGTATAATCTGCATCGTTCACAGGACTGTCCCCGTCCCATGCTCCTACCATAAAAAAATCTGTAGACGGATTAAATGTAATGCTGTCGGGCAACAAATCGTTGACCTGTCTGTTCCATTCCTTCGGCGGAAGCCACGGCAATTCTTTTCCGACGGTATCAACAACAATTTTTCTCCCGTTCTTGACCCCGAACGGGATATGTAACTGTGCGTTATCTGTACTGTCTGGACCGTACAGCTTCATAATCTGCCCCCGGTCAGTCTCCAGATGCACGCCGGAAAGCACATGAGGATACCAGATGGCGGCGGTGCTGGATTCGTAAAAATTGAATATTGTCACTATCGCATCATTCATCGGTATCCCTCATTTCACAAAGAGCTTCGTTAAATTTATCCGTAAACGCCCGGATTCTCACGATATTTCCCATGCATTCCTCTGGCACAGAACCGTAAAAGATGATCGTCTCCGGCTGCAACCGCCTCACCATTTCTTCATACCCTGCCAAAAACAGCGCCTTTTTTTCCTTGCTGTTCATGCAGCCAACAGAAGATACCGCCACGGTTCCGCCCTCCGGCTCTCCGTCAAAGCACCAGTCAAATGAGTCCAGCGTGCTCCATGAGATCGTCGGGATAACCTGTATTCCTGCCTCCTGCATATACGCCGCACACCAGTGTTTCCGGTAGTGGTTGTATATTTGCATGACCTTAGGAAAATCTGTATAGGTAGAGAAATCTGGAGACATTACATAGCGAAATCTTTGAAGCATCGGGATATACCGGTCTATGTTTGACCACAGGCGGCAAAACTGGTAATCATCCAAAAAGAAATGAACACCTTTTTCAGATGGATTTTTGCAAGATTTTGCATAATTAAATCCGATCCAGTCACAACCGCCTTCATAAGTCACAGGGGATATTTCCGGTATGACATACTCTCCAACGCCGTCAAATATCCTGCGTTCCAGATTGTCGTAACTGCGACTGGTTCGATATCCCATTCCTACTCGCCTTTCTTAAATCTGCTCCATAATTCTGCAAACTTCTCCCATCCGTACATCGCCACGAAAGCAACTGAAAATCCCGCCAGAATAGCCGCCAGAATCATGTACCAAATAATAGTCTGCTGGATGTACTGCATATATGCTACAAACGCGGTCACTGTAATCCCGATGGACAGGACAAGCACGAGGATATCCGTAGGGATTTTTGCAAGCACGCCTACACCCTTAAATACCTGTGTGATGACCGACACGATAAACGCTAATGCGCCGATAACAGCCAAAATTCCGGTCATATTTGTAAACAACATTTCCATATCTACCTCGTTCCTGCGTACAACAACGGTACGCCATCATCATTTTTCACTCCTGCCAGATAAAGCATTGCCGCATCTGCCAGAAGCTTGTTTGTCTCCTGTGCATCCCCGGCCGCCTGGTAGACCGCGCTCCATGCCTTTGCGCCGTTTGCCATTTCGGACGGGGAAGCGTAGGAAATTGATTCAGAACCGGCAGACTTGGAAGTAATTACTCCCGAAGTAACACCGCCAGCCCCGCCGGAAGATGTCTCCCCAGCGGAATACAGCGCTTTCTTCTCTGCCAGCTCCAGCTGATATAATTTGTCACAGACCGCGCAAACGGCTTTCTGAACCTTTGTTTTCGCTCGTTCATTGTCTGGGAGCCCGTCCACCAGGCGGTCAAAGGTTATGACGTCCAAAAAGTCACTGGCACGGTCTGCGATACGGTCAAATTCCTCCGCCGGGACGACATTCCCGTGATAAGTCTGCTCATAAAATGTAAATGTGGTGTATGCCATCCCGTCGTCCTCCTTATCTCTTACTCTTCCGTTTTGTTTCCCCGGAAAGCGGTTCGCCGTCAGTATTCAGGGGTGTACTGGCGGCCATCAACCCCCCGCATTTACGGTGATTTTCGCGATACCATCCAGGTATTCCGCAAACAGCACAAGGCCGGTGATCGCAAACGCCTCAGACACGGCGGTGTTGTAGTTGCCCTGTGTGTGGAAACCGATCAGATTCGTTTCTCCGCTGGTCGTGTACACAAGTCCTGCCTTCGCGAAGTCGCTGTCGTTGGGGTCGATGTAATACATCACGATGTTTTCCACCGGTGTAGCGATTACCGTATCAGCCGGGATCTCGCTGTCAGAAAGGAGGAAAATTGTATTGAACCCCATAAAATCCTTCAGGTACTGGAAGCCGAACTGATTCTGGATGGTGATGTTCGCTGCTCCGAGATACTTGTACACGTCAAGGATGTTCACAAAACCGACAACCCCGGTGATGTTCCGGTGCATCTGCTTAAACTTGTTCTCAACCTTGCCCTTTGCCATCGCAAGTGCCATCTGGAAGGTTGTTTCCTCGGACGTGAGCGTTCCGGTTTTCAGATAGTCGTAAAACTTCTTTGTCACGCCCGCCTGAAGCTGATAGAGGAACTCGTCGTCAGTCATCTGGACAGCGTTGTCATAACCGTGGTCTTTGATTGCTTCAATCGAAACGGCCTTCGCGTACTTCTCGATGGTCATTTCCTGATACTTCTTTTCCTTTACGGTAAATTTGCTATACGGGATATCCTCGCCTTCGCCTACTGCACCATCCTCGAGCGTCCCCTCCGCATATTTACTTTTCAGCACTGCGCCGGGCTGCTTCTTTATGGGGCGCATGATCCCCAAGATGTCCCGCAGATGCTGCCAGTTGCGCTCGAATCTGGTTACAAAATCCAGCTCTCTTGCTGTTACCTGGACATCCGCTGTTTTAATCAAATTTGCTTTTGCTGGCATATTAGCCCTCCTGCTTTAATTAAATAAACTCATGTTCGCAGCAATTGCAGCCTGACGCTCAGAAGCATCCTTGATGCTCATAATCTGGTCTTTCGTCAGCGCGCCGCCCTGCCCCTGCTTGTTTGTCGGCTGTGTAAAGCGTGCCTGATTCTGCTGTGCTTTCTGCTGCTCATCGTCAACAAATGCCGAAGCGTCCTTTTCCTTCATCTGGGTTATGAGGTCATTCAGTCCGAGGATTTTCCCGTCTTTCAGTTTTAATCCGGCCTCCTTGACTTCTGCCATAATTGCGCGCTTTGCCGCTTCGCTCGAGAATTTAATTCCTTCAAACTCTGTTTTCAGAGCGTCCGAAAAATCCCTTTCATACAGTTTTGCCTGCGCATCCTTCTCGGCATCCTCAGCCTTTTTCTTCCAGTCAGACAGTTCTTTCTGCATAGTGTCGAGATCAACGCCCTCAAAGCCTTTCAGAGTGGTTTCCGCAGTCTCGGCCTTCGCCTTCCACGTGTCCCTGTCGGTCTCAGCCTTTCCCAACTTCTTTTCGTGTTCAGCTTTTGTGATGTAATTTTCTGACACCTTTTTTGTAAGGTTTTCCTTTTTGTCTGCCGGGACCTCAATTCCCAGTTCTGTCAAAATTGCTTCAATATTCTGCATCTTTATCCTCCTAAACGTGATTGATTAACCGCCCGTCAGCGGTATGGATTAAGCCCGATAAACCACGGGCGGGGTAGTTGTGGGGATGGGAATTGAACCCATGACACACGGCTTATAAGGCCGCTGCTCTACCTCCTGAGCTATCCCACAAAGCGCCCGGGGTAGCGGACCGGGCGAAAAGCGTAATGATCGGCGCTGTCTAAACAATGCACCTATACCGTGCGCCGGGGCTTGAACCCGGCTGCTTCCATGCACGGTGGCAAAAACAAAGAAAGATGGGATGGATTTTCCTGCAATTACGATTTACAGGATTGCACACAGACGGAGTCGAACCGCATTTTCAACCTTCCCGCAAGGCTGTGTGCTGTAAAGGAGGAAATACAAATACAAAAAAGAGCCAGCAATCTGTAAGAAATCCTTACAAATCACTGGCTCTGCGTCTGGCGTCTGGCACTTAACGGACGATAGGCTCTGCCTTTCCGTTTTCAATATTCACGAGGCTGGTCGTTTTACATTTCGGGCAAAACACCGGAAGATTATGCGCTGTCGTATCCTTGCGGAATGCTGACCGCGTTTTATTATTACAGACAGGACAGTATACCCTTTTGATCTCCATAATGATCATTCCTTTCCATAGCCTTTAATACATTTTACCAAACAAAAAAAACTATGGCGTACCCATGTTTAAAGCAAAAGCGGCAAGTTTCCTCGCCGCCTTTACTCACATCATCTTTCGTAATTTTTCGATATACCGCGAAATGGTCTCCCTCTCTTCTCGGCAGTCTGCATCTTTTGACAGATCTCCCAGCTCTTCCGTCAGTGCATCCATATGCTCTTCCAGAGCGGCCAGCATACGCCGCTTGCAATCCTCAGACTTGCCGTTGCGATAAGACTGCTTGTTTTCCATGTAATCATCATAAGGGTCATTGTTTCCGTTTCCACGGCTATAGTGCCCCTTTACATAGTGCTCCCCACGTCGCGCATAGGATGATCCATCGTCATAGGCCGTCATGCTCATTCCATCATCCCTGCTGTATCTCCCACGGCTGTCGCGTTTCCGCCTCTCGCTGTGGTCTCCTGCCTGGCTATATCCGCCTTCCATTTCGTCGAGAACGGCGTTATAATAGCCCTCTTTGCACTTCCAGTATTCCACATTTTCCATGTCTTTCAGCATGTCGATAAGCTTGTATGCAGTTTCAAGGTTTCCGGTATTCAGACCTTTTTCTGCGATTTTATCCAGTTCTTCACGGATATTTTGCATCAATTTATAGCTCATGGTCTGCCCTCCTTAACCGCAAACCCGAACAGCTGTTATGTTCGGGTTGTCTACTAACACAGGAATTGTCCCTGCGTTTTTGATGGAAACGTTTTCACAGCATCCACAGAACACATCGACGTATGTCTGGGACGATGTGTTAAAATACTGCTCTACTGCCGCAGGGGTGGCACGCATCACCGTGCCGCCGAGGATTTCCCCATCTCTGGCAATTCCCAGCGCCACTTCTCCTACCGTTTCCCCAGTCGGTACTGCGACGTTCCCGGAAAATGTGATCAGATATCTACCGGGCTTTACAAGCGTTATCTGCGCGCTTCCAGCCCTGTGTCTTTCTGCGCATCCGCCCTTTGTTGCCACTGCCGAAAACGGGATGGACTGCCCTACTGGGACCGTGACCGGCGTTGTGTTTACTAACTCAATCATTTTATTCTCCCTTCATTTCAAAAGGGGCAGACGTTCTCAGCCTGCCCCTTTTTGTGAATAACGGCATCAGCCGAACATCATGGCAAAATAATGCCACGAAGATACTCCGTCTGAAGTTTTAACATCCGCATCCCGTGTTGCCTCCGTAGCCACATCCGGCGCCAAAGCTAAAGCCTGTCGGGTTTACGATGGACGTGTACGGGGACATGACCGGATAAGACGGCACGGGTGTAGGTCTCAAAGCATTTAAGATGCTGTTTGTCTGTGCGTTGTTAGACAGCTGGAGCTGTGCGGACTGTAACTCGGTCTGCAAAGACTGTATCTTGTCCTGTGTAAACAGGTCGATGATGCGCTGTGTTCCGGCGTTCTGCGCGTCAATTACATCGCGGAATCCGTTGTTTACGGTATTCTGTAGGATGTTTGTCTGGGCTGCCATGTTGTAGTTTACGCCAGCAATAGCCTCACGGGTATCGCAGCAGAATTGCTGCATCTGATAACCCAGATTTGACAGGTTGGCGTTTACGCCAGCAAAGCCGTTGCAAAGCTGGCTGGAAAGGTTCTGGATCCCGTTTTCGATTCCCTGCGTGGAAAGCGCTGCGTCGATATCGGCACGGGTTGCATAACCCTGAAATGCAGGAGAATTTGCTCCTCCACCATTTCCGCCCCAGCCGCCGAAGCCGCCCCAGCCAAACATACCGAAAATCAGGAAAAGGATAATCCATGCACCCCAATCTCCGCCGAAGCCGTCATTTTTTCCTGTGCCGCCGGTTAATACGGCAACATCAGAAGCGGTTAAACCGTCTGTCATAGTAATTATCTCCTTCGATAATGTATTTACAAAACCGTGTGCACCCGGTTGTGTACTATTTAAAAAAGCCTTTAAACATACCCTGCATCTGCTGCGCCATCTGCTGGGCTTGATTTAACTGTTGCTGGTTTATTTTGCCAGACTGTAAAAGTTTATTGATTTCCTCCTGTGGATTCCTGCCCTCCATCTCTTTCCGGAATCGTTGGAACTGTTCCAGCATTCCAGACATCCTGTTACCGTTCAGGGCCTCAAACAAGGGATTCGCCATGCCTGCCTCCTTCTGGCTTTGTTGCCGTTTCGAGATAACTATACAGCTCTTCGTATTTGCTTCTCAAATCGTCGTATTCTTTTCGAGTGACGTATTTATCATCTAAGTTTACTTCCGCCTGTTTCTGCTGATCTTGCGTGCCAACAGTGACCTCTTTGTAAGCAAAGGTTCGGAGAGCCGGCATCCCGGCGGCATCGGTAGTCTTTATATAAAAATTAGAGTTTTCGGAATCCATCAGAAGGACGCTTGTATTTGGAGCGACAAGATAAGATTTAGCTCCAGCCTCGCCTTGCACCCACAAAATCCCCTGATTTACCTGTTGCGTCTGCTGCGGCTGCTGATATTGAGCCTGCATCTGCGCCAGCCTGTCCATCTGCGGCTGTAATGGATTTATTTGTCCATACTGATACGGATTATAGCCATACCCTTGATATGGTAATGCCATGCCTGCGCCTCCTATGACTAATTCAATAACTTTCTATAGCTAAATTATGGCATAAAAAATAAGCCTCTGACAGTTCATCAAAGGCTTACAAAAGTATCAAATCAGCATACCCGTATTATCTTTTTGTTTATTCGCTGGCTCATTCTTTTCACAGTGGACACGCTCACGTTCATCATCTCCGCACATCTTTCCAGCGGGATATTCTGCGCCCGTAATTCAAAAAGCTGCCGTTCATCAGGTGTAAAATTGCAGTATTCGCGGAAAAAATTCAGTTCAAACACTGTAAAATCGTATACCTTCAAGATTACTCCCCTTATTGCGTCCGCGCCAGATAAGATATAAGCTTGCCCCTCGTTTCTTTTAACTGCTCAACATTGTTCCCTGATATCTGGCTGTTAAGCATCGTTACCAATGTCTCCATGATTAGGCTGTCCCGCTCCCTAATCTCATGCATCGTTTCAAAGTCTCGCTTGTCATGCTCTTCAAGGACTTTTACCCGCGTGGTGAGCTTAATCGCGGGGGATATCCATTTATGTATCACAGCCACAGCGCCCCCTATCACCGAAATGCCGCCGCACACAGCAAGAATAGCCTGTATCGTTTCCATAGTGCCTATCTCCTTATTTCTCCCAGTAGTATATCGGTATCTCCTGACCGCTGTCCCATGTGTCCCAGTAATGTCCATCTTTGACGCACACCACATGGCCGTCTATACCGAGCACATACGTCCCTGCTGGATGGTCTCGGCAAAAATCATCTACCGTGTAAACATGCTGTCCGTGGTCGTCTACGATATACCGGCGGAATCCGTTCTCACGCAGGTATGCGCCCCAGACAACATTTGCAGACGGCATATCCGAAAACTGACAAGCCTTTACCATGACGCCAGAAAAGGCGGTTTCCCAATCAATAGACATAGCCTTGCATATCGCCCTTATGACGCAATCCCCGACGCGCTGAGAGCGTGGATTTGGATTGAATTTTGCCCAATGACTCATTTCCCAGTCCCTTCTTTCTCCGCATGTCTTTTTGCCCCTTTATTTGCTGCCTTTTGCTGCGGGTATCCGAATCCCGCTAATGCATTCCGATCATACTGCGGCTGTAATCCATGTTCTTCGCAATACTGGTTATAAGCCCTGTTCTGTCCCTGCAATCGGTAAGCCAGCTTATCATATTCCTGCTGGCGCTTTTCCCGTTCCGTGTCGGACGCCCATGCAAGCTCTTCCTGTTTTACTATCAGCTGACGTTTCGTCTTTCGGATTCCGCGCTCCATAGATCGCTGCTTCTGGCTGTCCTCATACCGTTTTAGATTTTCAGCATCGGTAATTTTATTTCCGCTTCCATCCAGCAGATTCCCTTCTGCGTCCCTCCACGGATTCTTCATCCGCTTGTCAAACAACATATGACCGTGACGACAGTTATAGCCATGCAGCCCTCTCATATCCACAACCCTGCCCTCTCCCGTGGTCAGATCAATATCATACCCCGTCGATTCCAGCAGGTTCGGATATCCAGGCTCGCTTCCGTCAATTTTAAATACACGGCCCTGCCATTCGTCATGACCCGCAAGCAAGGGCTGCCCGTCGCGCCTTACTCTTGCCCCGAGGTGCGCCGAGGTCAACACATACTCTGTTCCGCTGTCCACGATATACCTGTTTGTCAGCTGCGCCGCTGTCTGGTTCATTGACGTCACTACACAGCATCGTACCGCAGATTCCAGCGTCTTTCGCGTCCCTGTCGGGTAATCCACCATAACGCCGCGTCCCGCATACGCATCCAGCACATCCGCTATGGCTGCGGGATAGCTTTGCACTCCGCTTGCTACCCTTACATCGGCTTCGTCGAGCAGCGACACAAGGTCTTTTTGGCTTTGTTCCAGCGTCGTCCTTGTGAGGTTCTTCAACTCCGCCCGGCTTTTTATGTACTCTGCTTCAATAACAGCCATATATCGTGCATTTTCAAGCGGAGACTGCGCCGCGATACCCATTTCTGACAGTGTAACCGCATCATCTTCCCACGATTTCAGCACGGCACCACGCAGGATCTTCCGCAGTTCTTTTTCGCTCAGGTCTGTCAGTTCCATGATACGCCGCTGTATCTCATCCCGGCTTTCCCCCAACTGCTCCAGCCTGTACAGCAACCTGTCCGCCGTGGCTGTGATTTTCCCGGATTTTAAAATCCTTCTGGCGATATCCCGCAGGATAAAGTTTTCCAGCCGTTCATAGAGTTCTAATATCCGGTCAGCTTTCCCTTCAAAATACTCTGGTCTCAGCATCACTCTTTCCCCACCGTTTTTCTCACAAGATTCAGCCAGTCGTCTTTATGCCGCCTTTTGGCTTCCTCGAACCATTCAGACGTTGTTCCCGGCTCGTGATATTTAATTCGTCTCTGCGTCGGGCTTTTGCTGGGAGGGGATGTCCACCCTATGATGTTCCCCTCTGCGTCTTTAAGCGGGATATTCGGACCGTACACAACGCCCTTGTACAAATAATGAGCATATGGCGTGTCATACTCAACGATGCCGCCGTATACCCCGTCTGGATATCTTACACTGTTTCTTAGTGCACCCTGCCGGAATGGAACGAAGGGGGCGCTGTCCGCCACTACCTGCATATTCAAAAGCTTCTGGGCTTCCAGCAGATTATCGTCTATGCGGGACGTATCGAGCTTAATCTCCACGTCCCCAACTTTCGTATCCAGGTTCATTCTACCACCTCCCGCATTTTATGGCGTACCCTTATTTCATCTTTGCGTATCCCACGCTCATCCCCGCTTCCGCATCGTTTGCCACGGTCGTTGTTGGGCTGTAGGTTCGCAGGGCTTTATAAGTGGCAAGCTGCTCTGTGGTAAGAGGTTTTTCGATCGGTGTTTCAAGCTGCCCTAAAAACGTCAATGGATTGGCTGAGTTTATAAAACCAAGAATCTGTTCTTTAGCCTCTTCTTTTGTAACATCTTCTTTGGGATGATAATAAAAAGTTGTTGAATTTAATGCCCATCCGGGAGCAATTCCCCAATTTGCATAAATACCATGTGAGATTAAACACTTAGTCGAACCATCCCTATATATATTTACAAGGGCTCCAGAAATACGATATCTGTTTGGAACATCAGCGGTTTCTTCAAAATTTTTCCACTTTGCTTTTGGTGTTTCTGTTGCGACCCTCTGCACATACACTCCTTTTTTAAAATCCACCTCGTCGCATACCCACTGCTGCCCGTCTGCATCTGTGTAGTTTCCGCCGGATGATACCGGGATCCCAGAAAGACCGTTTGGTGTGGGAATGATGAGGGTCTGGGCGGGCTTGTAGGGTTCGTATGGCAAGGCGGTTGAGCCTGCGTTAATCATCGGATTAGATACAACTTCGTTATATGTCCCATTACTAATATAACATTGATAAGTTGTTTCTTCATCAATTGTTAATATTCGATCAAATACGGAATCTTTAGATGCAATAATGTGCCATATAGCGCCACCTGTTAGACAATATACCCCAGGTTTTAACGTTATGTAAAAATTTCGGTTATTTGTACCAAAAGTTCCGTTTAAAACTACCTCTCCGGAATCGTTTATATGCAGAAGTCCTGCATCTATCTGTGTTTTTAATGCAGTGGAAGCATCAAACAGATTCGCGCCCAGTGTCTTAACCTCAATCTCGCCATCCTGCCCTACGCTTTCAATCTCCTGCGGGTACTCCTGTGACGGGGAGGGCTTGCCGCCGGTGTAAGGCTCGTAATTGGATGCAGTTGGATATCTTTTGGATATAATCGCCTTAACCTTGGTTTCAATGTCTTCTCTACATCTAAGCAATATCCGAAATTTATATCCAGCAATTACTTTAATTTTCACAGCAGCTCCAATTGTGGAAACTCCCAAAATTAAATATTCCCCATTTACAAATGTAGTGACAAGTAATTCCACATATTTGCTGTCTGAATAAATATAATATTCTCCCGGTGCTAATAACGGGAAATCGTCATATGAACTTTCAAGCGTAGCGTTTGGTCGTCCAACTGCATAGATATCGGTTCCTTTTTTGCAGGATATCACTATCCCATCTTCAAATACCTCAAAATTTATGCCCTTTTTCCCTACCTCAAGCGGTAATAACTGTGCCCCAGTCGTGTTCATCTGCGTTGATTTGCCGTACAGGGTAAGGGATTCCAGCCCACGATTCCCCTTTGAATTTTCCAAGATGGCGGGGTTGCCGGTAACGACTGTGAGCACAACGCTGTACGCATCGGCTACCAACACCAAGAAATGCTCCTCTCGTGTCACAGGTGGAAAGACTGTCCCCTCTCCGTTGGCAATCGCCGCCCAGTAGTATTCTAATCGTGTCACGGGCGCAGGGATGCTCCCGCCCCATACTCCTGCTACCTTTGCCATGTAATACTGCATTCTCGTGACGGGCTGCGGGGTATTGCCGGAATAATCCCCCGCCATAGTAGCAAGATAATATTCTTCAATAGTCACGGGCGCGGGCGTTTTTCCCTCATATGTCCCTGCAATCTTTGCAAGATAATATTCTTCTCTGGTTATCGGTTCCATTACTCTCTCCTTATCAGCAGCAGCTTCGCGCCCTATATATGCGTCTTAACAGTCTCCTAATATCCAACATCTCTGTCTCTGTATATACACTCAAGACCTTTAATGTCATATCCCTTCGTGTCTTTCGCCGCTTCTCCCTTTCGATCATAACTTCATCGACTGTTCTTTCTATTTTTTCACAGACTTCCCGCAGCATTCTTACAATTTCTTTGACTGCGTTTTCTACATTTTTTAAAGAATCAATGAGTTCATTCCAGCGATTCTCAACGTGTTCTATGTCTCCGATCCCCTGTCCTACAATCGCAAAATCCATACCTATTCCTCCCCGAACAGCCCCGTTTCTTTTGGCTGGGCTTCCGTCACCATTGCCTTCGCATCGTCCTCTGTCATGCCCTCAAATTTGACGAAATACATCCACGCGGGCACCTTTCCTTGTGCGACATAGCTCCACCAGCGTGCCCGATCCTCCTCGCGGTTGTATGTGATGTCCCCGAAGTCGTATACCACTTCATAAACCCCGACAGGGGCAAGCGCGTACAAATCTGCATACACCGACATGGCATATATTGCATCATTTAGGCAACTTTCCAACTTGTCCCGCACATCCTTGATAAACTGGATGGTTCGCTGTTGCTCCGCTTCCACGCCTGTCGCCGTTTGGATGCCGCTCGCTTCGTTAAAGACAAAATAGCCGTTCGAGAACCCGCATTTATACCCTATCTGGGACAGGAGAGCATTGATTCCGTCCAGGCGTGTGGCTGTGTTAAGCTGCGGTGAAATCTCCTGATAAAACTCTTCCGGGCTGTTGCCGAACACGTTTTTTACATAGTGCGGCAGCTTAACGTCTGGGATGCGCCCGTTAAGGTTCTTCCCGCTGTCAAACATCAGCCGATCATCTGCCAGGATTATTTTTTCGCTGTCATATATCTCCCCGGCGTTCCGGCTGTATGCGATGTCCAGGTCTTTCATTTCTTCGATTGCTTCCGCGTATATCGGCATTCCCAGCGGAGAGGAAAGGTCTACGTTGTTGGCAGCAGGGGTGCGGAACACTCCGTACATGGGGGAATCAAGCCTTTCATTCCCACCCTTGAGAATCGGCGGTGTTTCCTCCAGCAGATCAGCCCACTTTGTCTGCGCCAGCGGGATAGGGTCGCCGAGGGATTCGCTGCTCTTTGATACATACGCCCTGTTGGATATCACATACGGGTATATCACGCCCGCCTCTGTATGCATCTCGACAAACCTGTGATACTCCAGACGTGTATAATGCTTATCGTTAGCCGCATAGCTGTCTTTAAACACAACGCCCGTTATATTCCAGTTATCGTCCTGCTCCGTCACGAAAAAGTCCAGAGGGGTAAACATATCAAGCCCGCCGCCATTAGGCTTTACAATGATCGTGCCATAAGCACAGCCATACTCTACCCAATGACGCATGCTATAATAGGCTTTATCAATCTGCTCCTGCAACCACGCCCCGCGTGCGCCGCCGTCAACCTGGATTTTAATCCCCAGCGTGACGAGCCGCGCCGTCTCGGAGCATACCGCCTTTGCAAAATTGATAGTCTTTATCCGATTATCTGCGTCTAACCAGTACGGCGCACCACGGTAGATGTTGGCACACTCTGCAACCTTTGCCATCATCTGCGCAGACGTGGTATCCTTTACCCTGAAATCTTTCTCAGCCTGCTTTTTAAATATCATACCTATCCACCTTTTAACAGTTGCTATTAAACCCATTATGCGCTATGCCCTCTTCTCATCGCCATAGGAGATATAGCATACCGCAGGGCGTCTATCCAATGATCGTTACCATCTGGGTAATCTGCTATTACCTCCCCATTTCCATCTACCTCATGCTCATATTCTGTAATTTCCTTGTACGCCCGCGGGGTTCTAGCGGGGTCAATGACAATTGTTCGACACTGCAGCCATTCAAAGGTATACTTCCGGCTTCCTGGTGTTACGATGGCGTTTCTGGCAGGGATCCCAGCGTCCCGAATATCCACAATGCTCTCCTGTTCATCCACGCCGCACATCAGCGCATAATCGTCGTACCCTTTGTCCTTTATCATCTGCGCCATATCTGCGTTCTTTATCTTGCATCCACCCATCTCATCTAGGAGTACGATCTTCTCCTTATTCGGGATATATGCCGCACGGATAAATGCTTTCGGGTCCGGATACCATCCGAAGTCTTGACCTTGATAAATTGACTGGTATGTCTGGATCTCATCGTCGGTTATCGTGCGGATCTCCAGCATGTCGAAGATATTGGTTCCCAGTCCCACAGGCTCGCCCAGGTACTCGTGGCGATATGCCCGCTCATTCGTGGCTTTTAGATGCTCTGCGTCGGCTATAAACTGATCGCCCAGCCAGTCTGCAGGAACGCTTGTATAATCGCTCTTATGCCGATAACTGTCATCTCTCGGCTCGTTTACATACACATTCACCCAGTTGCTCCGGCTGATCGGAGGGTTGAATGATTTGAAAACGATGAATTTACTGCCGCCACGGAGAACAGACTGCTGTACTGTACGGATTTCTTCAATCCCGGCGAACTCGTCAAGTTCCTCGAACCAGAGATACTTAAAATACCCTCGGCTCGTCTTAATTGACTTCGTTTTCTTTGCCTTGTCCAGCCCCCGGAAAATGATCTTCTGCCCGGTAGGCTTATACACATACTGCATGGGGCTGACGCTGGATGCCCACAGGTCATTGGCTCCCAGCGCGTCAATCGCCCACGCAATCTGTTCAAAGACGGATTCCCGGAGTGTGTTCCCCACCTTTCGGAACACTACCGCATTGCTGAAAACGCCGTCCTTTTCGTCCTGCATCATCCCCAAGACTATCTCAACGGATATGAACGAGGACTTGGTTGAACCTCGCCCGCCGTACAGGTCGTAGTATGTATGCTTCCCGTCCAGGATGTCCCAGTGGGCAGGGTAAAACGCCGGGGCTATGATGTCAGTAAGGTTTACTGTATTCGTCTGTTCCATGCTTTTATCACAGTCTCTAAAGCGCTTCCATTCGGTTTTCCTTCGGAATAGCCATCAACTAAGCACTTCGACGTTGCGCCGCACTCTCTGCACACAACCCTTACCCCTTCGTTGATATGTACAACTGCTTTTCCCCCGCAAAACGGACAATTTTTTAACATTGTCAAATGTTCCTTAGGCAGCCGCTCTTCCACCGAAATCCATCCGTCTTTGGTAGGTACATTTGTGCCCTTGCCATCATTTATGTGCTTTTCGATGATATTGCGGCACATATCCACCGCTCTATTCCATTCAAGGTCTTCGTCTGTTTTTACAACCCGGTATTTGTTTAATAACTCTTCCAAAATCTCCCTTAACATTCACTATTCCTTCCCCGGCCTCGGTATGTTATTCACAATAACGATTCCGCCGGTATCTGTGTTCTGTGCCACATCAACCTTTCGCTTTGCCAATTCAACAGCGGCCTTTGTTCTCTCCGCCAGCGGTGCGTCAAGTCCGAACTGGTCTTTCACCTCGCCTCGCATGACAGACGTAAAATACCGCATTACTTCCGCAGCAGAGGCGATACGGCTGTCCTCAATCTGTTTCTGCCGTTCTTCGATGTATTCAATTATCTGAGGCTTTCTCAGGTTTTCGGAGCCTGTGGCGTATGCCGCTTTCTCCTTATACCCTGCCCGCTTCGCCGCCTCTGTCGCATTCCCGCACTCTATATAATAATCCGCAAACGCCTTTTGCTTCGGTGTTAGCATTTTTTCACCGTCCCTTCGACTGCTCCCATATATCTGTCAAACATTTCACCACCTCAATCGCGCTCGCCGTCCGTAATATCTCATAATCTCTCATCTTCCATCCGCTCCTCCCGTTTTGCAAAGTAGGCGTTGTTAACATCCACATCGTTATCATCCTGTCCTGCTCTTCGCTGTAAAACTGGCTGGTAGAAATTTTGATTACGAGCCCCGTAGACAGTATGGCGCGCTGAAGCTTTTTCATGACAGCATTACAATTCATATCATACCCCATACAGTTATTATTCTATTTTACCATTCTCGTTTCCTGATCCGCGTACCCCTTTTACACAATTGCATGTCCTTCCAGTATCATATAGCTGTTGTATAGATATATCGTTTTCCTGCGATACCCATAAAAATCTTTCCTCCCGATAGGGATGTTGCATATCTTTGAGATGTTGTCATACCCCAGCCCTGATGTCAGGCTAAAAAACAGATATTGCGCCAACTCTGCATATGCGCTTTCCGCAGCCAGAAGCAGCAGTTCCAATTCCCTACCCTTTGCGTTTTTGCACTTGTCTTCTATTTTTTTTACCTCATTGTATGTCAGACCGTAACCATTAAAGTATGTGTCCCTTGTTCCCACATTCCCCACCTTCTTTCTTTTTGCTTTATTTTTTTGTTACCCTATCCCAGTCCCGCAGGATTTATCTGTGTAGACAGAGGGAACCAGCACACAAGCTGGCGCGCCGGATCTGACCGGTTAGGTGTAATTCTGCGGCTTCCCCTCTGTTTCGTTAATTTAATCTTCTAACCACCTATTATCCAAATAGCAAAATTCAGTTACAACACCTGCAGTCAGAGCTATCCATAAAGCCCAGAACATTCCATTCGCAACACTATGCGTACAGCTGTCTAATGCTTGCTCAATGGTATATCCACGGAAAAATCTGGAATTATTTGAAATCGTCCCGTCCGATAATTTGGTATATATGGTCCCTGTATGCTTAGGGGATGTCCCGTAATACCTGAACCGTACCTTTACAAATTCCCCAGACTTCCAACTATATTCTCTCCCAGATTTTATTGTCTCTATGTAACTGTCCAGAGAATACGGGATTTTCTCATATGGAAATTCAATACCACAAAATCGAATATTTTCCGAATGCCTGACTTCCCAATCCTCTGTTTCCCATTCGTAATACACTTCTGTCTTAGTGTGTTTTATACCTTCTGAATCAGTTTCTGTCACTTCTCTTTCATGGCGTTCATATCGTTCTTCTATCTTTTCAACATGAAGATATTCCCCGCCAATCTCATCAAAAGTCACTGTATCAACCGCTTGCAAATCTCCATACACAAAAGCATTTCCAACATTTGTGTCCATGCCATACCGAAATAATTCAGAGTCCTCAATATGCACTGCCTTCTGGTATTCGGCGTTCTTATCGTTCTGCATATCAGTTATTCCCCCGGATATAAATGAGCCGATTATCAGCATGACTACTGCTATTGCAATGCCGATTATGATTTCACGCTTGGTTATTTCCATATGCTATTCCCCAAATAAATCCTGAGGTGCGTCAATAGGTGCTTGATAATCCAACCGCTGAAATTTCAAGACCTCATAGCCTGTCCAGTCGAGGAAGATTCTTGCTGGAAACTTCTTTACATACCTGTTATAAGCTGTTACGGATTTATTGTAATTTTCCCGGTACTGGGCAAGCATGTTTTCGGTAATAGACAATTCATTCATGAGTCGCTTATAATTTTCATTGCTTTTCAATTCTGGATAAGCGTATGTAACTGCCGCGATCACAGTATTTACATCTTCTACACTGTTCCTACGATAATCAATGGTAATTTCCAATTTTTCATATCTCTTTTTCTCCCTTTAAATTTCAGTTTAGAATTTATACCAGCGACACGATCCGTCCGTAAACTCAACTTTCACACGATCTGGGAAAACTCCTCCGGTGTGGTATCTGACATCGGAAATTCTATTATACACTTTATGCCCTTTCTCACATATCTGCGCCTTTTCTTTATCCTTGTACTGTGTCCCGCAAAAATCGCACACATATAATTTCTGTTCTTTCATTTCCTCTTCCCTTTCCGGATTATTCGCCTAAATACTCGCTTTTTGTTTTTATAAAATAAAACGAATCAATCACACATTCCAAAGAAAATCATAGGCAACACCCCAGCAAAGGCTGAGAGTATTAACACATCTCCCATTCTGCTGGAGCGGTCCATACTAAACGCCAGAATAAATAGTATCAGCCAATCCGCAGCCGCTATTCTGCCCAATATTCCTAAAATATCCTTTTTGTCCATTTTCTTATCCCACCTTAATAAGGTCAGATTTTTTCGATTACGTTTTTATACAGCTCTCTGTACTCTTCCAGCAGTGCTTCGGCTCTTTCCGCACGGATCATCAGCTCCTGCACCTCCGCATTACACCTCTTCTGAAGCTCTGCGGGAATTGCAACGCCCGGAGCTTCCACAGGCACTTTCTGGACTACATCCTTTTCTACGATCTGCGGTTCAATCCCGATCTCCGCCGCAAGCTTGCTTTTCACATCTGCCAGCTGCTCATCTGTTACTGTACGGAGGTATTCCTCAAAACTTCTGGATGGCACATAATACATTCGATCGCTGGAGCCATACCGCAGCCCCTCGCAATTTACCTCGATGTCTGTGTGTACACCTTCTTCCGCCAAGTGAATTACATACGCCATTGCCCCGTGGTCTGCTACCACCAGCACAATCTTCTCTGTCCCTGTGACAGTTCGTGTTCTCCAAACCTCTCCGGTTTTATTTTCTGTTCCCATATTCTTGTCCTCCTGCAGCTTCCTGCGCTTTATTCTCTCTTCTCTTGCTACCGCGATGATTGCCCGGCAGGCTGTTTCATCGCGGTAGCCCTCTGCGTTTTTATACATTCCTTTACTCCAATTATTATGCAAAACGCATCTGTCCAGACTCATCGTCGGTAACAAACTCTAACGTTTACGGCAACATCTCCGGGAAATCCTCAAAGCTCATCTGCCCTGCTACATTGTCATCTTCCATCCACCACCGGAATACCTCTTCGCCAGTCTTCCGTTTTGGATTTTTCCCAGATGCTCTCATCTTATCAAGCATTTCCGAAAAGGCTTTGATATACTTTTTCTTGAACCCCGGGAAATCTGCGAACTCTTTCCAGCGTCCCTTCCCCGCCATCGGACAACCAACACATCCTACACGATGATAACCACAATCATATAAATGGTTATATTCTATTCCGTTCCCCCTTATAAAATCCCACACATCGGAATCTGACCACGATATAATAGGATTTACAGCCACCTTCCCTTTCTGACGACAGTGGTCGATTATATCTCTGCTTGCATCGTTGTCATTCGCCAGCATGACTCTATCTGTTTTTATGCTATCACTTGCCTTCTTTGTAATAGTTTCCACTTCGTTTCGTGTTGCACGCTTCCTGCTTTCTGCCCACCTTACTCCGGTCGTTATAACACGATTTTCTGCATTTTGCTCTTTCAAAACCTCACAACAATACCTCACCATTCTTGTGGGAGGCATACCTTTAATTGGGATTAACGACCACATATTTACCCGCTTCCCTTTGTAAGTCGGCTGTGTATACTCGCAATGTATTCCCTCTTTTTTGCACTGGTCAAATACCTTTCGGATATGCTGCATCGTCTGTGGCGCGTCAACTGTGGTGATGCTGTGCTGTACCACAAACGGTACGCCTGCTCGCTTGCATAGCTCCAAGACGACGTCCGAATCTTTTCCACCGCTATATGTGCATACAAATGGTTTCCCATAATATCGTTTCGACATGTCTGCTGCCATGCGAATCAAATATATTGCTTCCTCTTCTTTTCCCATTACGCTACTCCTCTAAATGCTAATTTTCTGCATCTTTGGGTACAATTTCTTCCCATTCTCAAAGATGAGTCGTGCATTCACTCTTCCTCTACTTCCACGGCTTCCACGACTTCCACGACTTCCCCTTTTTCCATCCTGTACCATGTGTCAGCTTTAATTTTTTCCCCGTCTACGCGCACCATCTTTGCGCCTTTTAAAGACCATTCTTCCTGTGTCCAGAAATTATTTTCGTTTCCTTCCCAATCCGCAAGAACAAGGTGCGAACCAATAACGCCTTTGGCTTTTCCTTTGTATCCCCAAGCTATCGCAATACTTTCTGGGTCTCCCGCGATTGCACTCCCGTAGAGGCCCGTTGCGGAGGATGCGCCGCATTTACCCGTTGCGGAGGATGCGCCGCGGTATCCCGTTGCGGAGGATGCTCCGTAGTCTCCCGTTGCGGAGGATGCTCCGTAGT